AGATCGAGATTTCCTAAAAACATAACAACGTTTGAATCTTGTTCGATTGAGCCAGAATCTCTAAGATCGGATAAAATAGGCGTTTTATCTTCTCTTCTTGTATGCTCTCTTGATAACTGGGAAAGTATGATAATCACAATCCCAAGCTCATTCGCAATATTCTTAAAGTTGTTTGTTATATATTCTATTTCAGCTACTCTGTTTGTTTTTCCACTTCGTGATAAATGGATTAACTGCAAGTAATCAATAATTACTACCTTGAGGTCTTTCTGTTTTATTCCTTTTTGACAATCAAGATAAAAAACTCCTAAATCTTTAATTGGTTTAGTACGTAAAGTTAAACCTTGTTTTACCTCGTCAAAAAATTTCATAATTCCGTTGTATCTTTCTTCACCATACCTTGGATCACTTGACGCTTTTTTTTGTGATATCCTAGTGACCACTGAAAACAAACGCTGCAATACTTCTCTTTCATCCATTTCAAACGACCAAAGTGCAACGCCATGACCTTGCCTAATAATGTTTATTGCAAGATTTACAGCAAAGGCACTCTTTCCCATCCCCGTACCTGCTCCAATAGTAATTAATTGGCCTTTTTTGAATCCATCGATTATATAGTCTAAGCCTTTAAAACCTGTACTGATTGCTTTTTCTTCCTTGGTATTCAAGACTCTTAAAGCCATGGTTTTAAAATCTTCTTCCTCTTCGGAATCTGCTATCTCTTCCAGCTTTTGTTTGCTATCTTCCATTATAGAATTAACAACACTTGCAAATGGTTTAGGGTTTGTTGTATCAAGAAGCTCTTCTACAAACTGCTGATTTCTTATGCATAAATAGCGCCTAGCCGATTGTTCCTTTATTCGCTTGATTATGCTATTAACCTGGTTCTCGACCTTCAAAATATTCATTGCTTTCATTAAGCACTGCCTGACATATTCTGCTCTGCTGATTGGCATTTGTGAATCAACAGTGTTCCAATCTGCATCGCTAATACATGTTATTTTTGTATGGCAGTCGGTGTAATTGTCTCCTTGTTCATAAGAACTTCTAATCATGTCAAATAACTTTCTGCTATGCTTAACTGCAAAATCTTCTGTTTTTAACAGTTTACAGCATTGAGATAATCCAAACTCTGATGTTACCATGCAGCCTATAGCTAATTGCTCATGCTCTACATCATGTTTCAACATGTCATCGTATTTGCGTTGTAGATCAGATGCTTCTAACATTTAAACCTCTTCATGTTTTCTGCATACTCTCTATTTGCTTCTGCCATTCCTATTTTTTGAAATTCTGTTAAATAGCGTGTTCTTAATTTGTCCATTGTATCTATTTCGTGCAAATCTCTATAAGCCCCTGGTGAGTCATCTTTATTGTAAAAATAGAATGGAGATTTTTTAGCTATAAGCTGAGAAAATGCTTCAATTTGTTCTGGAGTATTTTTGGAAAAAACACTGGTCCAATTCATCGACATTATTTGCGAATATAAATCAATATCCACATCGACATTAGTTTTTTTATTTATTATATATATTAGTTTTTTTATATATAATAGTAGTGGATGGTCACATCGGAGCATTTTTGCACCGTCAACGGAGAATTTTTGCTCCGCTAGGGGAGCATTTTCGCACCGTTCTTTTTGTATTTTATGCACCTTTGCACCGTTCTTTTTGCACCGTTCTTTTTCTTCAATATTCACATCAAATTCTGCAAAATATTCTTCAGGATTTTCTAAAACCTCAGCTGCATTTTTTGTAAATGTAAATTTGTAAGCATTGGTGTATTTTTTCTTACCTTCGACTAAACAACGTGAAAAATTTATATTAAAAACAAAGCCTAGTTGTTTTATTAAACGTTGGTTTTGGTGTCTTCTGCATTCTGTCACTTCGTACAACACTCTATGCGTCAAAATAGCTTGATTGTATTTGTTCACCTGATACATAGCCACAGCCAATATATCAATAGCCTTAGGCGAAAGCGTTTTGGTTGGCTGATCATATCTTCTAATAGACTTCCAGCTGTTAGGTATTTTTTTATATTGCTGCTTCATTTTGCCTTTGTATTCTTTGTTGCTCTAGTTTTTCTTTAGCAAGCCTTAAAACATTGTCTTTAAAACGAATATTGTTTACGCTGTAACTTTCTGACATTAATAACAGTATTTGAGTAGGTTCTATTACTTCCTTAACTAGTTTTTTAGCCCCTTCTTCGCTTAAACCTTCGTCTGTTATTATTTCCCATACGCCATTTATATTTTTAGCTAGTTGGCTTGCTATTAGAGTTAATTCTTTTGTCATTGCTTGATTCTCTTTAAAACCATTTACTTTTATCTTTTTTAGGCTCTACTACTTCAAATAAACCATTACTTTTAGCTGCTAAGTATCGTGCTAATATCAAAAGATCAACGTCTTTGCTTTGTATACAATTAATATAGCTTTGCAGAACTTCTACAGGCATTGTCTTAGTCTTGCGCATTAGCTACCTCCTTAAAAACAAAATTATCAATCGTACGTCTTAAGGCTATCCTTAATTGAACAAAGTCATCTTCAGGGCAGTTACCGTGAGATGTTTCCATTATGTAATCTCGACAAGTCATTAAATTTGCTTTTGGCTCACAATTTGATAAATAAGCACGCATTTCCTCACCAGTTTCTTTGTCTTTTTTGGAATAAAGAATTAAATACGGAGTATTTATGTCTTTACCTTTTAGCAACTTTTCGATGTCATTCTCATTAGTTGGAGTGCCACGTGGTGCTAGGGTCTGTTTCGGTTTTTCTTTTGCTTTAATTTCTTTGTAGACAGTACCAATCTTTTTCTGACCGCTACGTAGAGCTTCTTTCTGCTCATCAGTACCTTTGCGCTGGATAGCATCATATTTAAAAGCTGTTCTGTATGATACTTCCGCTTCTTTAGCTAGTTTTTCTAAAGTTTTACCTCGAGTATTGTCCTTTTTTGGCGTTGTGCACCTTTCGGTAGACTGGCTTGTTTCTGCCGTTTGTGGCGTGTCAGAATTTTGCTTCAGGTTAGCTAATCGACGCTCTTTTGCAAGTTTCTCTAAATGCACTTGCAACTTAGAATACAAATCTAAGCGTTCGACTAAAGTTAAACTACGGCGTGCTTTTTGGTTATTATACATCCATGTCATTACTTCTGATTTATCGGTAAATTCAAGACGTGTAATTTTAAAAGGAGTTTTAAATTGCTGGCATATTTTATATCTATTATGTCCATCAACAATAGTATCAAGACTATCATCACCTCGATGCCAGACTTTAATATTATCCAAACAACCATCAGCCTGAATAGCAAGCGATAAACTTTCAAACTCATCTTGTTGCAATGGTTTAATAAAGTCTTCTAACTCTTTATCTATATGTAATTCCATGATTACCTCCTATTTTGTTTCATATGTCTTTCTTGCCAGTATTCCTCTGGCGTTTGAACCTTTGGCACAGTTAATAAATTACTGAAAATTATAAAAATATTTCTAAACATTATTTTATTCCTCTGTTGTTCTTAAACTACTTTCAATGGTTGGTATGTCTCGATGCATACTCAGCACTATGTCAGACAAGCTTTTTGCATCTTCTACAATGATTCGGTATTGAGATTCATGTGGTTTGCTTTTTATTTGCTCAAGTATTTTTAAAAGGCGAGTAGCTACATTTATTGCGTCTTGGGGGCAGTAAGTACCAAGTTCGCTTCCTATAACTTCTTTTAACTGGCTATGAGGTATTTTTAGAATTTGTTGTTTTCTTTTAAGGTGCGAATAACCTTGATTAATAACTCGTTCATAGTTTAGATTAATCTCGCTTATTTTATCTAAATAACTTCTAAGCAATCCATTTAAATGATTTACTTGCATGTATATTTTCTTAAGTTCTAAGTCTTCGTTATTTTTTAAATAGGCTTTAAAAAGGCGTGTATCAGAACTATCTTCTAAATAATTAATAAACCTTGTGAAGTATGTTTGGAATTTTTGAATCATTAACGCCCCTCTCGTACAATTATGTGTTTGCAAAGAGAGGGGTCTATACTTATGAAATAAACGTCATCCAGATATTTACCTTTTTCTAATTTGATAAAAATTTTTTTATTAAGGCAGTTATAAAAAAAATTACGATATGTCTTGCTAGTACGTTTACCTTTCTTTTTTATAGTATTTATCGAAATGCTTCCCTCAAAGCATAGATTTATATTGTGGCCAGTTAAAACCTCTATAAGATCGTAAAAATAATTAACATAATTATCGGGTAATTTTTTCTTTTTAAAAATTGATCTTAATTCACTATCTATAAAAATTTTTATGCTCATAGCTTATTTTTTTTTTTAAAAAATGAGTTTAGCAATTATACTCATTACTAAAAAGGGAAAAGAATTTCCCAATTTTAACAAAAATTAATTATTTTAATTGTATGAACGAAATTTTATTAAGTGCTTTTTTCTTATATCTGATTGGCTACTCTGTATACTCTTTTAATAAACCCAGTAACATCAATAGCTTTTCTTTAGGTAACAAGAGTTTTTCGACTTTAGCTTTAGCCTCTACTGTAACTGCGACTTGGGTCAGCGGTAGCGGGTTTAATATCAACTTATCTAAGTTTTACTCCCAAGGGATTATTTACGCTTTTTCTATATGTGGAATATGCGGGACTTTAATGTTGGTGTCTTTGTACTTTGTTCCAAAAATGCAGAAATTTTTACACAAAGTTTCTATTGCTCAGATCATGGGAGAACAGTATGGAGAGTCTGCAAGAATGTTAACTGCATTTTGTGGGGTGTTTTTAGTAGGAAGTGGTATATATATTCAATTTAAAATTATGGGATTGGCAATTAATTATATATTTCCTGATTTAAACGAGATAACTTGTATTTTAATAAGCTCTTCTATAGTGATTTTATATTCGTCAATTGGAGGAATAAACTCAGTTGTCCAAACAGACAAAATACAAGCCATTTGTTTTTTTACTGCGCTATTTATTGGTATAGGTATCTTGTATACAAAAACAAATTCTTCTAGCCCAGAAAGTTATGCTCCATATCATTTTCAGTTAAGTTATATAACTACACTAGATAATAAAACTTTGCTAGATTCGTTTTTGTTATTTTGTTATTTTTTAATACCAGCCTTTTCTCCTCATGTTATACAACGAATTGCAATGGGAGTATCTATAAAACAAGTTAAATACTCTTATTTTTTAGCTAGCTTAGGTCTAGGATTAGTTATTATTTTTAGTGCTATTTTTGCGTATTATTTATATAAATTAGACCCCAACATTCCTAATGAAAAACTTTTTCA